AAAAGATTTTTTCGATTCACATGGCATCGGTTATACCGAGAACTTGTTGGATAATGAAGAGCAACGGTTAGAGTTGTATCAAAAAATAAACGGTGTTGTCGAAAATATCGGTCAAGGGTTTCAAGAACGGAGGGTAAACTCTGTTCCTCAAATCTACATTGATGACAAGCATATTGGAGGTTACGACCAGTTGATGAAAAAGGCAGACGATATCCTGAAGAAACGGTCAGGTGGTCTGATGGTATTTTCAGAGACGTACAAACCATTTCATTATCCATGGGCAGTCGAGATCACAACACGTCATGAAAAGGCACACTGGATTGAAGACGAACTAGATCTGTCAGAGGACGTGACAGACTGGAAGTCAGGGAAGATGAGCACAATAGAAAAAGAATATGTCACTAATATCCTTCGCTTGTTTACTCAGTCTGATGTTGCTGTCGGGCAAAATTATTACGATCAATTCATCCCGAAATTTAAGAACAATGAAGTGCGTAATATGCTTGGTTCTTTTGCTTGTAGGGAAGGAATTCATCAGAGGGCATATGCGTTACTCAATGAGACCTTGGGACTTCCAGACTCAGAATATCATGCATTCCTCGAGTACCAAGAAATGACAGACAAGATCGAATACATGACTGACGCAGATCCATCCACTGTTCGTGGTCTTGGGCATGCTCTTGCCAAGTCAGTATTCAATGAAGGTGTTGCACTATTCGCATCATTCGTAATGCTATTGAACTTCCAGCGTTACGGTAAGATGAAAGGTATGGGCAAGGTTGTTGAGTGGTCTATCCGAGACGAGTCTATCCACGTTGAGGGTATTGCTAAATTGTTTAGAGCATATTGCTCAGAGCATCCACGTATCGTTGACGATAAATTCAAAGAAGATATTTACAAAATGGCAAGGGAAGCAGTGCAACTAGAGGACAAGTTTATTGAACTCGCATATGCGATGGGTGACATTGAAGGACTTTCACAGGCAGACGTCAAGCAATATATTCGTTACATCACGGATCGTCGTTTGCTCCAGTTAGGACTGAAAACAAATTTCAAGGTGAAGGATAATCCACTTCCTTGGTTAGAGTGGGTATTGAATGGTGCAGACCATACCAACTTCTTTGAGAACCGTGTAACTGAGTATGAGGTTGCAGGAATGACAGGTTCTTGGGAAGATGCTTATGCAGCATAGAGTAATACTATATACTCGAAAAGGATACTAGAGTTGAAAGAAAAAGTACAATACGAATTAGAGTGCGATGGATGCGGTGTTGAGTTCGAACTTGCCTACATAGAAGAGAAGAACTCCGATGTACCGATGTATTGTCCATTCTGTGGTTGTGATATAGATCTCGATGACATCGAAGAAATTGATGACGAGTCAGACGTTTTTGACGATGACGTGGAGATTGATGAACTTGACTTTGAGGACGACCGATACTAATTATGACAATCCATGGATGCTTGATGGAAAAGCATTCACGTCCGATGATATTGGAGATTGGATTGGATTCGTATACTTACTGACTGACGACACTGGTAAAAAATACGTGGGGAAGAAACTGTTCGTTTCTAAACGCAGACTTCCCCCACTAAAAGGAAAGACTCGCAGACGCACTACAATTAAGGAGTCTGATTGGAAAACATATTATGGTTCAAGTGAGGAAATAAATGAACTGGTTGAAAAAGAAACCAAGTTTAAAAGAGAGATCCTCCATCTCTGTAAAACAAAGGGGGAATTATCCTACTTAGAAGCAAAAGAGCAGTTCGACAGAAATGTTTTGTTGACTGACGACTACTATAATGGTATAATCAACTGTAAAATACACAGATCACATGTGAAGGGTTTAAAAGATGATGAAGATATCTAGTTTCGATGGCGTGAAAAAATTTAAGTTTCACCCAGATGATGAAGATTCAAATGCAGCACGGTTCAGGGAACTTGACTGGTTAGCAGATTATTTAAGTGATGATGGATACAACTTAGAGTTTGGTGTATTCTCTGGTGCTACTATCAATTGTATTGCTACTGCTCGACCAGACCTTGACTTTCATGGGTTCGATTCCTTTGAGGGATTGCCTGAAGATTGGGACATGGGGGCAAAACAAGTAAGCAAGGAAGCATTTGATCGAAAGGGTGAAATGCCTGAAGTTAGCGATAACGTAAGACTGTGGAAGGGTTGGTTTGCAGACACGATTAATGAATGGAAAAGATCGGTTAGTCCAACAGGGTATTTGAAACCAGAGAAACATATTAGTTTCTTGCACGTTGATTGCGACATCTACAACTCAACAATTACGGTTCTGGAAGAACTAAACGATAGTATCGTTCCAGGAACAATCATTCGTTTCGATGAATTGTCTTGCTGGCGAACTGTATTCAACGAGGCATCCCCACAAGGCAAAGCATACCGTGTACCATATACAACATGGAAAGAGCATGAGTGGAAAGCACTTAATGAATGGTTAGAAAAGCATGATAGGGTAGTTGCTCCTTTATGTCGTAATTGGTTTCAGAGTGGGACAGTGGTAGTAACTAAATGATCATCTCCCACAAACATAAGTTTGTTTTCATCAAGACTCGAAAAACTGCAGGATCAACCCTTGAGCAGATACTTCGACCTTGCTTGGGCGAAGATGATATCCTCACAGGGTCAACTAGAGATGGCACACCTCCACTAAATTGTAAACCAGATCAAGACGGACATCGTGTTCCTAAGATTCCAGAGGGGTACATGTCATTTTCGATTGAACGCAATCCGTGGGATAAGGTTGTCAGCAGTTACTATTGGCATAAGAAAATTAAAAGCATGGCATTCGGTGATTGGGATTTTGAGAGATATGTTTTATATTCAGGCATGCTCCCAACCGACTGGCATAGTTATCAGGGTTGTGATACCGTTTACAAATACGAAGAAATGGAAGCGATGTATATGTCGCTGATGTATCACTACAACCTTGACTTCAACCTAGAGTTGATATATACTACAAGATTGAAATCAGACATAAGAGAAATTGCGGACTACAGGGAACTACATACACCTAAGACAAAGGACTGGGTAGCACATTTGTTCGCAAGAGAAATAGAAAGGTTTGGATATGAGTTTTAATAAGGTGCGAATCTTTATCGGCACTTCATCTAATGGTGAGGACGCTGAGATTGAAATGGCATATGAGCACAGTATTCGTAAGAACTGCTCACGTGAAGTAGAAATACATTGGATGCGACAGACGAACGATGAGTCGTCTTTTTGGTATGGGTGGAATGATGTAAACTGGTCAACCCCATTTAGTGGTTATCGTTGGGGCATCCCAGAAGCATCACAATTTCATGGTCGATCTATCTACACTGATGTTGATATGATTAACTACACCGACATGGCAGAACTGTTTGATATGGATATCCCTAGAGACAAGTGGATGCTTGCTCGTGACGGAAAGAGATTTGGAGGCAAGGAGTTTTGCGTTATCGTCTTTGACAACGAGAAGTTCTATAACAATATGCCAAAGGTGGCAAACTTCAAACAGCATGAGTTCCATCATCAGCAGTTGATGCAACAGTTTATTCAGCACGGTATGGTAGGAGACTTGGATCCTGCTTGGAACAGTCATGATGGAGATGTTGAACCCTATCACCAACTACACTATACTGCAATGCCTACACAACCTTGGAAACCTAGATGGTTTACAGGAGAGGCAAAGGAACACCCTCGACCTGATTTGGTAGAAGCATTCAATGTTGCCTATCAAGAGGCAGTCGATGCAGGGTATAATATTGAAGACTACAAAATTGACCGAAATGTAACATATGGAATTATTGGAAAATGAGTGAAGAAGGCACTATGAACAAAGGGATGTATGGTGAACTCCCAACCGATCCTTGTATTTTTGCTGCATGTGATCACAAGTATTTTGATGAACATGCACCTGCTTTTGTGCAGTCAGCAGACAAGGCAAACGTAAAGGCAATACACATTCACGTGGTTAATCCTCTGTTGGAAACCTTTGCTCTTGCGACTCTATTGAACTCGCTTACAAAGGCACGTATCACATATACATTCCACGATACACCAGTTCCTGATGCTTGGGAAGAACAAAGAACACTTTATGCTTGTATAAGATTCTTGGTATTGCCACAGATCGTACGCACTGCGAAGAAAGTGTTGACTCTGGATATCGATTGTATGGTGATGCAACCATTTGAGTTTCCTGATACTCCAGTTGGATATTTCCCACGTGAACCAATTGGTTCTGGTGATTGGGAAACTGAAGGGACTAAGGTTGCTGCTGGAGCAGTTTACGTTACTGAAAACGCACTACAAGTATGCGATGCTATCCATGAACAGATACAGAAAGTTCCACTACGATGGTTCGCTGATCAACTCGTATTGAATGCAGTTATGTCACAAGTCCCTGAAGAGGCAGTCACAAAGTTTGATGGTCAATTTATGGACTGGGAGTTTAAGGAAGGCACAACAATATGGACAGGTAAGGGTGCACGGAAGCACGACAATCCAATCTATGTTGCCAAAAAGAATGAAATGTCTGCTCTGGAGACGAGCAAGTATGGTCAGGTTATCCTTAAACCAAGACTTGACTTGCCATTCAAAATGTTTGGTCTCAGTATGCGAAACGAGGTGAATGAACCGATACGTGATCACTGGAATAATTTTGTAGATCGTATGGTTGAGGTTCTCATCAACGACCATGAAGTTCTTATTATTGAGTCACCCAACTGGATGCACAACAATAAAATTCTAAACCACTTCTCTGAAAGGACTGTTGTATATGTCCCTCATGGGGAGAAAGGAATCTGGGGTGGTGACAACAGAACCAAGTATTACATGCAAACAGTATTCCCATGGTTGTTCACAGTTGATCCATCAGGGTATGCTGGATCCTCGCAGTATCAACATGGGTTCTTCGATAAGGGTGGATATAGCACCGACTGTTTTGATGAGTTGTCTGAATATTTGAAGGCAGGTGGCACTAAGTTTGCCCACCTACAACCAGAAAAAGGATTCAGGCATTCTGACTTACTCAAGGACGAGTTTATTTTTGTGCCACTTCAGATCCCACATGACACGGTAATTAGAAACCATTCACCGATTTCATGTGAGGAGTTTGTTAAGGCACTTTGTGAATGGGCAGAAAAAGAGGGTAATCCTCAAGTGGTATTTAAAGGACATCCAGTGAACGCACAATCAATGCTACCACTGATGAATATTATCGAACAGTATGATAATGTTTTGTTCTTAACTGACTGTCATATTCATGATATGATCGAGAAATCTGCTGCAACTTATGTCATCAACTCAGGCACAGGACAGGAAGCAATGCTACTTGACAAGACTGTGGTTGTGTTTGGCAATTGTGATTACCAACGAGCAGTAATCACTGGAAACATTACAGATCTTGATCAGGTATGGTCGACTGTAAAAGTCACTGACCAAAAAACGCAACAGGAAACGTACCGAAGGTGGTATCACTGGTTTGGGAACACAGTGTTCGACTCAAGGGAACAAAAGGTAAGTATCACAGACCTAAATTCATAGTTTCCTATATACTGGTGAGATTCGGGAGATCCCTTAATCTCATCTTAAAATATAACCCCAAAAAGGAGAAAACGTAATGTCAAGTTTGGCAGCGACTACGAGTGCTGTCTATTGTTCAGTGTGCGAAGCAATAGCAAAATTCGTTAAAAACACATACTATAATTTTTTATTCGCACGTCAATGTTCAGCAAATAAAGAGGCAGCAGAGGCACTTGCAAGGTCTGGCGAATATCGTGGGCAATCAATGCATCAAATCTGGTTCACTCTTAATCAACAGGCATTGGAGGAATACAAGAAAAATGTTTCTAAGTAAAATCCTCGAAATTGTCAATCAACTATTTCCCTCCCATCAGAGTAAAATAGAAAGATACCTTGCCGAATCTGAAAATCTAGTTGACCTAGAAAACAGGCAAAGAGAACTTGCTAGGAAAGGTATTTGGATCTAATGTTTCCCTATACAGAAGAAGAAGTCGATTGGTTAAATGGTAAATAAAATTGTTACGGTTTTATTACAAACGTAATAATTTGAAATAAATAAGGGCGAGATGTTGGAAGCATCTCGCCCATTTAACATCAATTAAGGAGACGCATATGTCTAAAATCACTACCCTCTTAGCAGGGGTAATTCTATTTATAACTTCTATGTCTACGCATGCTTGGTCTCGGGATCAAATTTCTATCGTAGGTTCCTCCACAGTATTTCCGTTCGCAACAACTGTTGCAGAAAAGTTCGGACAATCATCTAAGTGGAAAACACCTGTTATTGAATCCACTGGTTCTGGTGGAGGACTTAAAATGTTTTGTGAAGGGATTGGCACAAATACACCTGATGTCACAAATGCAAGTCGTGCTATTAAGTCAAGTGAAGCAGAAAGGTGTGCAGCAAATGGTGTAACACCAATTGAGTATCTTATCGGATATGATGGTATCACTATTTCTAATTCAAAGGGTGGTGTTGACTACAAATTGACAAAGGAAGAAATCTATAAAGCAGTTGCTGCAAACGTATGGAATCCTGACCACAAGATGTTCATGGAAAATGAGTACACACACTGGAATCAAATCAATCCAGACCTACCTAATAAGAAAATCGACATTATGATTCCTCCAACAACATCTGGAACAAGGGATGCATTTGTTGAGTTGATCATGCATGATGTGTGTCGTAAGGTATATGGCATGGAAAAGAAAGTCGCAAAGAAAAACTGTACAGCAGTTCGCAATAAGGGAATGTATGTTGTTCAGATGACTGAGAACGATAATCTTATCATCGAGAAGTTGGTAGATGATGAGGACAGACTTGGTGTGTTTGGATTTTCATTCCTAGATCAGAACCCAGACAAAGTAAAGGGTGCATCTATCGATGGAGTATATCCTTCGTTTGAAACTATTGCAGATGGTTCTTACAAAGTGTCACGTCCTCTATACTTCTATGTTAAAAAGGAGCATTTAGACGTAGTTCCTGGAATCCAAGAGTATACGGATCTTTTCATGTCAGATGAAATGATTGGTGAAGATGGTCCACTTACTGACCAAGGACTAATTCCAGTACAAAAATAACTTGACTTTTCTCTCCCATGCCTTAGAATATAGGTATGAATAGGAGAGACAGATGAGTGAAACTTTCGCAGAATCGATCAACTATCAGTTGATCGAGAATACAATCAAAAATACAAAAGGACTTCTTGAGTATATCGGTGAGGCAGAAACCTCTACCGATGTGCTCAAGTTCGTTCTGAAGAAGAACAATATCATTTCGTTTCATGATATCGTTGATGCGAAGAATATCGTTGACGAGATCTGGGACGAGTACTGGAAAAGTTTTTTGTAAAAACTTGTAAAAAAGTGTTGACATTTCTCTCGAGTGTGCTATACTATAATAGAAAGTTGAAGAGAGATTGTTATGAAAAAGATTCAAGACTGGCAAATTGAGATCCTGAAAGAGACTACTCCAGGATATCCCCAAAACTTTTACTATGTAAATCAGCA